AATTTAGGGGTATCCATTAATTGTATAGGGGGTTTATACATTTGTTTTTCATTGGTAAAACTCAGGGGAACCGATGGTTCCCCCTGAAACCCCCTCCTTTATAACGGAAGTTTTTGGAATCTATTTCTTTAAAGGGAAAGGTTCGGAAAACCGTAGGTTTTCTGATAATATTATAAATTATAAAATATATACCTGGTTCCAATGACATTGGAGTTAAAGAAATTTAATATGCGCGACATCACCTTTAAGCCTGATGAAAATAAAGGTCCTGTAATAGTTATGATAGGTCGTCGTGATACAGGTAAATCCTACTTAGTGCGGGATTTACTGTTTTACCATCAAGATATACCTATTGGCACTGTTATTTCAGGAACTGAAGCTGGTAATGGCTTTTATTCTTCTCATGTTCCCAAACTCTTCATTCATGAAGAGTATAATTCTGTGTTAATCGAGAACATTTTACGTCGTCAACGGGCAGTATTAAAACAGGTAAATCAAGAGATAGCAACTTATCGTAAATCAACGATTGATCCACGAACTTTTGTTATTTTAGATGATTGTTTGTACGATCAATCGTGGACACGGGATAAGCTTATGCGACTTTTATTTATGAATGGTAGACATTAACTATGACTGCATAAATGCAGCAAAACCGGTGTCAGTTGGATCAAAAATTCAGCTAGTCCTTTAGAAAAACCAATAAGTTTTTTTATAGGGCGACACGTCCAAATTGCGGGGACATCTTGTTAGGTTCTTACTACTAAACCCTGCTAGAAATAGTATGGTGGCCAATGTTAACCACATTGAAGGTTTTGCACCGCCTGGCGGTGCAAAATCTAGATCATCCTTAGATAATTCTTTTCGAGGATTATCCAAGGATGATGGGTATAGTAAAAAGGTAAGAAATAAAGACAATCCGCAGCCAAGCCCCTAAGTCCATTATGGTAAGGATATGGGGAAGGTTCAACGACTAAACGGAGGTGGGGATGATGAGTTTGACCAACTCAGATGATTTCTTAAGATATAGTCTAGCCTTACCAGAGATGGTAAGAACTTTCGCGTGGAAGGTATTATTAATTCTGTGCATGCAGTACCCGTTAGGTATACCGCCTAATCTTCGAACAAACATTGATTATGTTTTCATACTGAGAGAACCGTATTTGACAAACCGAAAAAGAATCTGGGAAAATTATGCGTCAATGTTCCCAACCCTTGAAAGTTTCTGTGCAGTTATGGACCAAACAACAGAAAATTATGAGTGTTTGGTGATTAATAATAATTCAAAATCCAACAAATTACACGATCAAATTTTCTGGTATAAAGCACAAGACCATCCTGACTTCAAGTTGGGATCAAAAGAATTCTGGGAAATAAGTAAATCGATGGCCGATGATGATGGAGAAGAATCATATGATCCGAGTAAAGGTAAGAAGAAGCAAGGTCAAACAATCAATGTGAAGAAGACAAAATGGTAACTTGCTTTTCAATCTTGCTTTTAATATATAAATTCAAAATCAATATAAAGATTATTGAATTTATAATCTATAACAATGGATATGTCATTAAATATTGTTAATTTGATTGAACATAGTCCAATTACTAAGCTTTCAAGTACATATAATAATCAACTCTTAGAAAAAATAAAAGAACGTTTTACAGAGGCCAATCAGCAATTATTTATATCATCTTTTTATTGTTATCTAAATTATAGTCAAACTAATGATTTCGTTATCGATTTAGATAATATTTGGAAATGGTTAGGATTTACACAAAAAATTGCTGCAAAAAAATTATTAGAAAAAAATTTTATAATAAATAAAGATTATAAAAACTTGCTTTGTCCACAGACAAAGCAAGATAATGAACAACACGGTGGTCATAACAAACAAATATTTATGTTAAATATTAAAACTTTTAAATTATTATGTTTAAAATCTGAAACAAAAAAAGCTAATGAAATTCACGAATATTTTATAGAATTAGAAGAATTATTACACGAAGTACTCGAAAAAGAAAGTAAAGAGTTACGAATGCAATTAGAAAAAAAACAAGAAGAAAAAAAAATATTAGAAAATAAATTAAATGATGTTGAAGAAGAAAATAAGTTATTACAAATCAGAGAAACAATTCCTATAATATATATTTATAACACTACTCCATTAGTTGATCCCCCCATATTGAAAATAGGATATACAACAAAAAATATTCACGAAAGAATAAAATCCTATTTAACACCTAATGGTAAAGGCAAATTGGAATTTACTATTGAAGTTCCTGATAATAATGTAAATAATTTCGAGAAATTCATTCATGGTGTGTTTTCAAGATATCTTGTTAAAAGCGAAGTTTTTCAAATCGGCGTTGACGAAGCAAAAATGATTGTAAAAAGAATCGTAAATACGCTCAATCTTATGAATATACCAAACGATGATGAACGTAAAGTAAAAATATCAAAATTATATAATCATGAATTAGAAGTTATTGAAAATAAACCTGTTGAAATTAAAGTAACACGTGATATATCCTGTCAAACCGATCCTTTGGAAAATTCATTTATTTCTTTTGATGAATTGAAAGATGATATTGACAAAGACGAACAAACAAAAGATTTTGATAATTTTATTAAAGACAATTGTATTGTTCGTGACGATGTAGAAATCTCAACTACAGATATTATCGGACAATACAGAATAGTAAAACAATCAGCATCAAAAGAAGTTTATCATTCACTTAAAGATTATTTGGATAAACATTTTAAACCGTATCGTCTGAAAATGCAAAATAAAAATCAAGTAGTTAATGGTTACTTAGGTGTTACATTAAAAGAACTAAAATATGAAAAAATTCAGATATTAAGCAACCCCCAAAATTTTATTTTTCATTCGTGTGTGTTTTCACCTAGTGGTAAAGTTTTATTAAATGATCTTTCGAATGAATATAAAAAATGGAAAGAACAAATAAATATACCTGTTTCTGAAACGGATGAAAAAGAATTGAAAGAATATTTAAAAAAAACAGAATATGTTTTCAAAACTACTATTTGGACAAGTAATGGAAATGGTATTGGATATTATGGATTATTTTTGAAAAAGGAGATTGACCAACATAGAAAAACGTCTTCAACAGGAAAAAAAGTTGAAAAACGTTCCAAGAATGGAAATTTATTACTTGGAACTTGGGAGACTATTGCAAAAGCTGCAGAAGTCGAAAAAATATGCGCTGCAAAAATGAGCCGTAGTATAAAGGATGGTAGAATATTCAATGATGACTATTATTACTGCAAAGGATAATAATTAAAGGTATTTTTATGTTATACATATAACATAAAAATTATGCATTGCATATTTACCCCCCCCCCTAACACATATATTACGATAGATGGTAAGGGAATGGATGGTTATAGAATATAAGAAACACATAGCTCCGAAAACCTTCATAAGGCGAAAGGTTGATGGAGTATGAATCTTTGCGAATAATTTTACGAATCTTTGCGAATATTTTTACGAATCTTTGCGAATAATTTTATGATTATTGATAAATCTAGAAAGAATCCAATAAACACGTTGCGAATTATAAAAATACAAAATAAATTGGTCTTTTGTAGAATCTGACAAATGCGTATTGTTCATAACAGATTCTAAAAAGGTAAATTTTGAATTTACCGTAAAAAAAATAGGATTTGTTATAAACAATTCAAAAAACATTGTTAGTAGAATTTTTATAAATGGATCTTTAAACTCTTTCATAGAATTTGATTTTTTAACAATGATATCACAAAATAGTTTCATCTAGCGTTCGTTCTCCTGTGCGTAGACTACTTATCTATATAAAAAATATTAATTTTATATAGATTTTTTAAATATGTTATCATCAGTACTTTTAGTCTCAACGATGGAGGTCGAAGACCGAAGTCGTATGATAAGATTCTAATCTTCTTTATCCTTATCTGTTATTTCTATAGAAATATTTGGATCAGGGCTCTTACTCGAATTTAAAACCGTTTCATTATGTAATTTAGCTGCATCAGCGTCAGCTACTTCGCGTTCTTCAAAATTCACCTTTTCTTTCACACCAATCAAATTACCCTCTTCATCTATCGTTTGAGTAAGAACATTTCCACTCTTTCTAGCTAATTTAATGTTCTCCTCAATGGCTTTACGCTTGGTCTCGAGAACCCGTTTGTCGAATTCTTGTTTAGCAAAAGTTTCATTCTTAATCTTCTCCTGATGCAATTGATTCAATTCCTCCTCTAAGAACTGGACATTACCAGTCTTATAGGCCTCAGGATCCCAAGGAATCCAAATACCCACTGGACCTACAAAAATATCGTGATTGGGGTCTTGTTTACGGAGCGAAACACATTTATTTTGCGCTTCCTCCTGACTCGAATAAACACCACGGACTTTGAGACCACGTGTGGATGTTTGGAAAGCGTGTTCCCTGTTAAATTGTTCATTGATCTTGTCCTCATTTTTATCAATAAAATTCTTGTAATCGTCTTCTACAGATGATGCTTTTAGTTTGTCCTCTTCTTCTTTAGAGAACTCTTTAAAATCAGCCATAATATTGTCACTATTTAACCCATATTTAAATGAAATAAAATGCAAAAAATCCATAGATTTCTCCATAGATTTAGAAAAATCCCATTGTTTGACAAATTGATCAAAAAGGTAGGTTTCACGTTTCTTTAGGATCTTTTCAGGGCTTACGAAAGACATACAACAAAATTTTTGACCGGCTATGGGTTGATCCTCATCACATAGATCAATATATTTAGGGTTTTTTTTCCCATCAGGCAAGGTTTTTTTTTCATAGGTATCGGGTTTCGCCATATCAATCTCTTTAGTATAATTCTAGACAACAATTTATTTAAGTGATTTCTTTATCATAATATATTCCATTATATTATATAATAAAAATAGAAATGGGTGCCACGTTTGATTTTAATGAGCTTGTTAAGCGCGCAATTAAATATATTATCGAAGGTCTTGCTGTTGCCCTTGTTGCACTCTTGATCCCTCGCAAACAGTTGAATGTGGAAGAAATTATTATTATTGCCCTTACTGCTGCAGCGGTGTTCTCCATCTTGGATGTATTCATTCCCAGTGCTGGTGTCACCAGTCGTCAAGGTTTAGGGGCTGTGGTTGGTGCCAATTTGGTAGGTGGTCTTCGTTTAGCCGCTTAAATATTTAGCGTAAAATAATAAGAAATATTATATGATTTGATTATATAATATTTAATGGATATGGAGGTTCATTCTACTGTCAGTTTGGAGCAATGGCGCGCCATAAACGAACAAATGGTGGATATTAAAGCCAAATATGATCTATGCAAATCTCAATTAGAAAAATATACGAACAATGATCGTCACAAACGGTATTACGAGCAAAACAAAGATCGTGTAAAAGCCAATGCCAAACAATATTTGAATAAATTGAAAGAAGATAACCCGGAAAAATTGAAGGAATACCGACATAGGGCGTATATCAAACGAAAAAACCTACAAGTAGAGAACGAATAGTCTATTTCGATAAATTTTGTGCAATAATTATTAGAGTTTGTATAAAATTGCGAATATCAAAAATGCTGTTCGGTATTTTTCTTAAATAATCGTGGGCTTGCTTGATGCAGATCGGGTCCTTTAATAAATTATTGATATCACTAGGGTTATTGTAATATAGTGGATAATTTTTACCCAAGAGTTCGACAACGGCTGGATGTCGATTGATAAAAATCGGTGTATTACGCACAGTACATTCGATCAGGGTATTTATTGCGGATCCGTCAACCAAATTCAAAAATACTACATTATTAGTTAATAATTCATCGTATGTTTTATTATCTACTGCTTCCAATACATCCATTTTATTTACAATGCTGTTTAAGTATTCGACCATATGATTTAACCAATTGTTTTTTATACTAATAGATGCTGACGAGCAAAATTTTGGGCCATCATTATCATTCTCATTTTCCTTAGAAAGAGCTCCCAGTATTTGTTCGTCGAATCCTGCGGGAGGGTAATAGTTCTCCATAAATTTACCTTTTAATGCTACCTTACGTATCCTGTGCTCGATCCATTGACGATTCATTCTTAGCATTTCACGAAGATTTAATATACAGTTTTTCTTAGGTAAATCAATCATTTCATTTTTCTTCAAAAACATTCGGGGGGTTAATTCTAATTGATAAAATGAAAAAATATTACGTAACCATCCTCCTACCTGAATAAGTTTTTTATCCGAATTATCATAAAAATGTTGCATAGTAAATGGAGGAACCATTGTTTCTGTAGGATGAACCATAGTAAAAACCGGAACATTGATATTACGCACTCGAAACTCTTCTTCAAACTGATATTTTAAATATTTGGAGAGAACAATGATACCGCGACAATATAGTAAACTTTCTAAAAATTCGGGGCATTTTAACAATTCATAATTATTATATTCGCTGAAGGATTCGTTAAACGTATGATGTATAAACCCCATCCACGATTGGCGATATGGAATGATTCCAATGTATTTATATATGTCCCGCTTCCAATGAAACGTACGGTCAATATAGAGATCCAAGAGGATAGGTGCATTCGAGTTATTCAAATGAAATAATTTATTAAAAACATAGGCCCAACCTGACCGATGAGCCCCTGATTGATCATTTTGGTCAATATAACCAATATTAAATGGTCCATTCGGGTTCTCAGGAAGAACCGGTTTCGAGTTTCCATTTGTTTTATGATGTTGAAGAACCCATTTCCATTCACTCCTATAATCATAATTAGCAGAGAACATTTTCTCTAGTAGACCGTGATTATATTGCGAATCAATTTGACCGGTTAAATAATAGCTTACCACACATACTGCTATGTTCTTAAGAGTAGAATCCTTTATTTCACGGAAATCCGAGATATTATTTTCATTAGAAAATGTCTGTAATTTATTATAAATAAAATCAATAAGTTCCTCTGTTTTTTCATTTTTATTATAAATTGGGTTCTCCGAGAACCTGATTGTTTCTAATTTTACAGGAGAAAGAGGAGATGCAAAATAAGTATCAAACAAATCCTGATCGGGTGGAATGATATCCATTGTTACCTTGACCGGAGAAAATATCCTTGTTTCTAACATCCGTTTTTCGGATTCATAATACCATTTAAAGTTCTCATATTGATTTTTTAATAATATTTTACAACGGGTATGATATCGAACACAATCTAAGAAAGTCATCATCATTTTTTTCGAATTGAACGAAATTGGTAGATCTTTCTCATTCTTTTCAAACACATACTCGTGAGTCCACCCGATATCTAACAAAATATTTTTTATTTTTTTCGTAGTATATATAGGAATCATAGGTACTGCTGCATTGATACTGAAAAGAGTACCGTGAAAACGCATTGGTAATGACATATAAAACAGGGGGTAAAGAGAAAGGATTTCATCGAGAGATAAAGTATAATCTATATTGATGATGCGGGAATGATTTTTAATATTACGGAGAACATCATTATGAATTAATATATCATTTTCACAATTGGTTTCTTCGTCTATAACTTCCTTAGTATTAAAAGGAAGGAGAACCAAATAATAACCCTTTTTAGTAAGTTCTTCTAAGAACCGGGCAAGTTCTCGAACAATCAATTCATAACCTTGTTTATAATCAGGATGAAAAATATGCCGACACAAATTTACATTGATTATTTTCTTGGTTTTATGAAGACTGTAGAGCCCACTGTAGAGCTTTTTATATGAATCGTTGTTCGAAGGGCTCGGACAAGGACTAGTACTAGGACTAGGCTTGGTAAGACTGGTGAAGTAGGAAGATGGATTTTTCATATTGAAAGCGTCAGGTAAGAAACAAGAGGCATCTGGAAGATACGATAGGCGGTTTTCGTCGAAAAACTGGGAAAATAGGGGAATGTCTTGCCGGGTTCTCAAATAAATATGATCAAAAATGTCGAGCTTTTGTAGGTTCTCTGGTTGTAGGAAAATAGAATTATAGGGGATTCCTACAGAAAAAGCAATGATTTTTGGACGACTGATTATACCAGTGAATTTTTGATTAATCTTATCTAAAAAATAGTTATTGAGAACATCTCCGCCACCAAGCAGGATCACAGTGTTCTCGAGAACATCATAATCAGCGAGCTTGTCACAATCTACAAATTCAACGGTTTTGGGTTTGTAGGTCGGAAGATGGGTTATGATATGATGTATGGACCATTTATACTGTTCGTCGCCTAAATTGCAATGATTATAGTAACCGACTACGAGAACATTCGTCATTATATTATTATATATGTCTAGATTTTGCATAACCACAGGTTGCGCAAAATCCTACGGAAAAATCTACGATTTGTTGCGCCATACGGCTTCATTAACGTTACGCCATACGGCTTCATTAACGTTACTCCATACGGATTCATTAACGGTTCCATCAACTTCGCTCTCTGATCATAGAGGAGTTTTGTAAGTATAATCGATTATCTTCTACATCGTTCAAGTCATACTTATTGAAGTCGGCTCTACGTTCATTTCTATCTATATAGTTATCACAGTCGCCTCGAGTGCATTTTACTTTTTCCCAAAATTCTCTCGACTGGCAACAATAATGATTCATTATAAACCATTCTGGTCCTAATATTATAAATTTATTTATTTCATCTTCCAAATTTGCAAATGTTGCGTGGTGTACGTTTAAACTAGTGAATTCGAAACTGGTGTTGACGAAATATTTTCTGTTTCCGATTTCATTTTCACAAGGACAATTTATAGATCGTTTATTGAAGTACTTAATTATTGATTCTGGTTGATTAATATGCATATTAGATCCAAAAAGTGTATGATCCACTTGTATTTGACCTAATTCAGAACAACCGTTTAAGATTGTGTTTAAATTTATACTTTCAGGTGACCACATATATTCATCAAAGTCTACTATCAAAACCCATTTACTCTCTTTTAGTTTGGGCAAGATAAAGGTGTTATACATATCTCTTTGCCTACCTAAATGATACGCCCAATCAGCATTAAAAAGTGTGACGATATTATTATCTATATAAGGCTGTAATATTTCAATAAAATTATCATCACTTTTGTCGTTTATTAAATAAAAATGATCGACACCATGAAATAAGTAATGGTCGATCCATTCTTTTATAGAATTTGATTCGTTCTTAAAAACACCACCTACAGAAAGGTTATACATAGGATTATATTTTGTATAATTTTTAAATTGTTTTACATAGATAATAACTATATACTTGGTATATATAACCACCCAAGCGTATTACATACCTGCTGCCATATCTGATCTTGAGCCCGCTGTTTTTCCAAATCTTTCAGCAACGGTATATATGGTAAATATTGGGTCTGATCTAAGAGAACACACAATTGATACAATGTATACGTATAATTGAAAAAATTGGTGCGATTGGCAGGGCAATGCATCGCCCACGGTTTCTGGATCTCGATGAAAAGTACACACAACGTTTCGTGGAGTTCTTCGTTCATAATGGGTGGTTTGATCCCAAAAAGCGAATTAATATATTGAATATGTTCAAAATATTTATTAAGACCCAATTTACGCAGGATATCACGCATCTTATCGTAGGTAATTTGTGACATATCCTCAATCCGCTCTTTTTTGATACGGGCTCGGATAGCATTGATCACCTCCTCGGGAATTTGTGTCGTCTCCTTGGCTTGGAATTGCGATAAAATCTCTTTGAAATGATTGAGTCGGATATAAGCCGTATAAGATACTTCATTTGGTGGCTCTTTGTTGGTCGGTTTGTTGTTATCGATAATATAGGTAATGAATTTACCGCAATCTTTGTTGTTACATATGAGAATACCCTCTTCGTCCTGGGGGATCATTTCACCACGCCTGCAGAACTCACAGACATCGGAGGATTGAATGTAGTCTTGGATGTTACCGATTTCACCGTTGACATTGCGCCAATATTTTTGGTAGAGTTTTTTGGACTGGCTGTATTTCTCAGAGTTGGGGTTGGCAGTATCACTACCATCCTTTTCGGGGGTGGCTTTGATTTTAAAGAAAGAATTGATAACATTACACGATTGTTTAGGTTCTTGGTTATCCGCATTGGAAATCTGCTGTTTCTGTTCAAAATAATGGAAAATGAACTTAGAATTGTCGAGCAAATACTGTTTTTTTTCTTTCTTTAGAGAACCTATTTGTTGTTTTATGGACTGGATTTTGTCACAAATATCCATATATTCGTCGATTTGATGTTCTCTTAATGTTGCGATTTGCTCTCTTAGTTTTTGTTTTTCCTGAATGAGTGCAGGAATGGTAGTAGATTCGGTGTTCTGGAAATGTTGGAGCATTTCACCGTGTTTTATGTCGATGGTGCTATGAAGCTCTTTATGTTGGTTATTTTTTGACATTATTTTTGGATTTGTTTATATTAATTGGAGAACGTGTTTTTATATGTTTTTATAGGGTTTTCTTATATCTACGAGTTTTCTTATTTTTTACTTGTTTGGACTTGGACCTAGATCTTTTAGTTCTCCTCTTTTTAAGAGTTTTTCTTTTTCCACCTGCTGCGGCAGCAGCAGATCTGTCCATAATTTTCGGTAAATTTGGTAAACCCGTAAAAAATCTTTTTTTTTTATTATTATTTTTTGTTGGAGATACTGGTGAATAAATTCTAACTTCATCGTCTTTTATAACTTCATTTTCTTCAATAACTTCATCATCTTCAATATATTCATATTGTTCTCCATCATCTTGTTTACGTATTTCATCTAATAATTTAAATAAAACCCCATTTACATCGTAGTTTATATTTTTATTAATAAATTTGTTTTCACTAAAACTATACACGATATTTATAAATTTTACTATTACATCAACATCTATAATACGATAACCGTCCACAAACAATAGAGCTGTTAATAAATTATAAAATTTATCACTTAATTCTACATTATCATTGGTTAGTGCATTTAATAAAATTTTTAAAAATTTTGTTTCATCTAATAGTGTTTCTTGAATTTCACCCAACTTTATATCATCAATTTCCAAAACGTTAGCGACCAATCTATCAGTTTCATCATATTTGAATCCAAATTCGATAACTTTATTAATAAAAAGGGTTAATTCATATAAATCTTTAGGTTCCCAATAGTTTATTAAATTATTTAAATTTAATCCACCAGTTTGGGTCTCATCAAGTCCTACTAATTCACCATCTTCAAATATAATTCGATGTTCAAATGCTTTGGTATAACCGTTTACAGAATTTCCTGTGGATTTTATTGATTCTAATATTTTTTTAATATGGGCCCATAGGTTTTCGATCTCACTAGATTTTGTTAAATTGATTATTTCTGATTCTTTTATTTCTGATTCTTTTATTTCTGTAATATTGTCGTTAAAATTATTAATTAATAAACCAATTACAGAATCATTAAATTCCGTCTCGCTCATTTTTAATACTTTATCATCTACCGATTCAAATATTTTTTCGCCATAATTTGTTTGTAAATCTTTTAATTTATTTTGATTATTTTCATAATCTGGATTTTCTGTAGTTTGTTCTGAAACATCTCCTCCATTTTGCCCCCAATAATTTTCATATAATACATATTTTATGATCGATGGAGCACGTGGTACCTTTATTTTTTCTACTATTTTTTTACCTGTCTTTACTGCACTCTCCTTTAATTTTTTAGGACCTTTTACACCACCAAATGTACGATTTCCAACTTTTTCTATACTTTTTGCTACTGAACGATAAATTACACCTTTCACGTCATTATATAATGATCTGTCACATAAATAACTATCACTGGTGCATATTAATGTTTTATTTTGTGATTCAGGATCATTGTTGATATTGATTTTTTTCAAGTAAATTAAATGGCTTAAATCACCGAGTAATTTACATAGAACACGATAGTTTCCTTCATTATCTGCAAAATTATCACTTGAAAAATATTCAGCATTTTCTTTATTTCCTGATATATAATTTTCGTTTTTAATTGCATACCCATCTTTATCAATTATTATTTCAAATTTTTCATAGTCAGCAGTTTCAACATATTTTCGTATGCCAATATTAAAAATAATGTTTTTGGCGGTATCAATAGATACTGTTATGGAACAATTTACACCATAGTTATCATTTTTTAGTTCTATAGTTAGATCTTTTATATTATTATTAATATAATTATGTAAACCTGCAAATGCAGTTGCGTCATATATTCTACTAGCAGGATCAAAGTAAAACGAAGGAGTAATCATTTGGGTGAGTCCCAGTATTGATGGTGAAATTGTATCTTGAATTCCGTGTGTATAATTTATCAATCCTGATGGTTTTGTTTTTGATAACGTAATAACCGAACGTTTACTCTTTCTTGCAGTTCTATCTTCTTTACCTTCTATCATAATAATGGTTCCTTCAATACTTATTGGTGGGACTGAATCCGAAGTAGCCATACCAAATAAAAAATTTTTGGATTCATTTATACGGGTAACACCTATTTTATTTTTATCTCTATATATTTTTCCAAATGTGGATGAACCTATGGTATCGTGATTAATATCTTCAATATTAAATCTTAAATTAATATCTTGAAGATAATCCGTATCATTCATCTTAAATTTATTTTATATATTAATGTTATAATATAACTATGCAAAAAATACAAGCCTATGTAATATCCGTAATAACTATGCTCACAGTTCTCTATATTCCCAATGCGACCACAATGCAATCAGTTAATTCAGCTTGGTATACCTGTATCCGACCTACGATCACCCCACCTAAATTCGTATTCCCGATCGTATGGACTATTCTCTATATTACCATCGGAATCGCTTTAGCACAGACCCTCATTTCTAAACCATCTTACGATCGTTCCCTATTGTTATTTTTCCACGTTTGGAATTTGGTCTTAAATGTCGCTTGGTCTATCGTGTATTTCGGTAAACACGAGATTGTTCTCGCGCTATTCGTATTATTCAATATGATCATTACAACAATGTTCATTTTATACTATACGTATTTGGTGCTGCCAGTATGGGTCTTCTGGCTCTTGCTACCTTATTTGGGATGGCTCTATTTCGCGTGTTTGTTGAATTTTCTATCAGTTCTCAAGAAATGTTAAATTTATTCTCTTAGTATAAAAAAATATATAATTTTTTTATACATAACCATATAAGCAGGCAAAACTAAGTTTGCATTACAAAACTTATTTGTTGGTTTGTGATTTTTTCTTTATCTAATTCGCCATTATGTAGTGTATAAGAGGATGAAATCAAATTATCATAAAGTGCAGCTTTTTTTATATCATTTTTCTTTTTATTTTTGCGGGGGATAATGGTACTATTATTGGCTTCATTTTCTCGAATAGGAGATTTGGTGGTAAAGTTTTCATCATTATTCGACATATTTTCGAATGATGAAATCGATATATGTTGATAGATATTCATTCATTGATAATGTTCTCCTTTTTACAAAAATTTTATTCAATTTTATCTGAAGGTTTTGCCAAGGAATCCCTCAGAGCACCGAAGGTGCTCAAGGTTGAAGACCTTCGGTCTTCTGACCGTAGGGA